TGCATATCTGAAGAGTCCTGTATTCTTCCCCGATACCTTGCTGGTATTCTTCTACAGGGCTGGTCTATCGTACCATCATTTCTTAATACATGGAGTACCTTACTACCCTCAGAAGTAGTAGTGTTTGTAAAAGAGGTTTCTTCCGCTACCCGCTCCTGCATAGGGCGCGGCATAGCATTGATTACTTCATTAGCCCCTTCAGTAATAAATGAGTCTAAAGCAGTCTCATCGCTGAACGTGCCAACTAAATCAACTACCTGAGCACTAAATGTTGCCACTTACAGTTCCTCCTCTGGATTCAATGTCTTCACCCATAGTTGTCTCACTAAATTCAATCTGGTCTTTTCTTATGGCCGTAGCAAAACCTCCGTCCCTGATAATCAGATTCGGAGCACATATTGGTTCATTGGCACGTTTACCGCAATGCCTGCAATAAAACCAACCTTCCGTGTTTGGATGGTCGCAGTGTATGCAGCTCATTACGCTCCGCCAACAACCATTGTCAGTATTCTGTCACCAGCTAATTGAGTATGAGTAATGGATAGAACTTTATTACTAGTCGAATCCAAAGTGGCAATATAATCTTTAACATCTCTTGCCATCGTACCTGTATCACCAGTTTCAATACCGGGGTTACCGGAATGAATGAATACTTTTACTTTTACATTGCCATAAACAGCCATGTTTTCTCCAGTCTCAAATTATAAAAATTTTAGGATGTTCGGGGACTGCCTTTTATTGACAGCCCCCACAGAATCCAAATCTGTTTACCCTTATTTATTCAGGTTTAGCTTATAGTAATGTGCGCAACATCATGTGCTACTGCATTAGCGTAGAAATATACGCCATCACAAAACAACTCACATTTATCGCCAAGTTGTGAACCACTAATGAATACTATTTCGTCAACTGCTGTTGAATCTGTGGAAGAACCTGCTCCACCATCTCCACCAGAAGTATATCCAACTATAGTATCTTCATCTGTATTATTAGCTATTGTAACTGCGTTACTACCAATATCTACATTAATGAATGTTACATTCCAACCTGCACCTGCTGTAGCTGCTAAAGGTAGAGTAATTTCGTATGCACCACTATCTTGGTCAATACCAAATACTTTTCCTGAATCCGCAGCGGTCAGCGTACGGGCAACTGTGATAACCTCATACTTGTTAGCAATATCACTAACACCACTATTTTGTTCTAAATAAGCACTTCTCATTGTTCATTACCCCCTATTAAGCGTATGATTCAAAGTTTAGTAGAGCATGAGCTTCAGGAAGAGACACTTCAAGGCCTGATTCTGTAAGAATCATATCTTTCCGTAAGTCTTCGTCAGCTGCCTGAACATTTGTCTGAATGCTTGTATCTCTGTTTACACCATTTCCAACAAGTGGACGGTAAGCCACATTATCAAGGTCTACAAGACACATGAATGGAGCGGCGTTGCCCCTAAACAATGGTTCCTTAACCAAGGTTAAGTCTCCATGAATAGTGTTAAGCTTCATCACTTTATGTCCATACGAACCATCTTCTTGAGCCATCAAAGGATGACTGACGTGATAGGCAGAGGACAAGAAAGTATTAGAAGAACCTAACTTGTTGAAATAGGATATTACAGGAAGTGAACATAGAGCAAGTTTTGAAGAGCCTCCTCCACGAGCGGGGTCAAATATAACCTCAAGGTCTTTTAGTAACACATCATACGTAGATTCACTATCAACACGTGTGGAAAAATAGCCCTTGTCTTCTGTATAAGACATTTGCGTAGTTCCCCCCACAACCTGTGACTGTGAGTTTTTAATGATGTGTCCAACAATACCATCGGTGTAATTGATTCCACCAACAGAGCAACTCATGCCAAAAAGCATGGCTCTTTCAATGTCCACTTTATGTTCGCGAAGCTTCAGGTTCCAAATCCTATCCCATTCACTTGAATAACCACGATAATGCGTGGCCCTTGCGGTATTAGTCAGTTCACATGCAGTTTTAAAAATCTGCGTGTAAGCTGAACCATTATCAAGTTCACGAGACCAAGAATCGGGAGAACCAGAACCTTCTTCGAATGCACTTCCGATAACTGTACATTTGTCACCATCTACACCGCCAGTAGTACTGCCGGATGCAGCGTCAATTGTACGACCAGTAAAGGTGGTTTCTGAACCTGTATCTACTGGAGCACTTTCAATTCTTACAACTGCCCATTCGGGCTCATTTGTAGAACCGTTAGTTTCTCCTACAGTAAAAACCATACCCTTGATAAGCCAATCAACAGATGCACCAGAACCGTCATCAACGGTATACGTAAGATTACTGCCCTGCGCTGGAACAGTATGAGTAGCATCAAGAGCAAAGCTCCTGTCTGTCATCTGAATCTTATTTCGGTCTTTTAACCATCGGAATTGCGGGTCATCCGTTGGAACTTTTGCAACCTTGGACAGGTAGACAAAGAACGGAGACTCTTCAGGTGCTAAATCAGCGATTCTATCACTGAAATTATATAACCTTCTAGAGTGAACCGTGCTGTCAATCACTGCACCGGGGTCACCAAATTTCAACGGGCCGGGGTTATTATATGTTGCCATATTTTATACCCTCCCTTTTTTAATTAAAGTACACTATTTCGGCTCCCAGCCGCAACTACTCGGTCCCACACCTTTTTATCTTCGGTTTTAGGAGAACTTGTTGGCCCTCCCTGTAGAACACCAGCCGTGCGCGGCTGCTCTTTTGCGGATTGAACCGCTTGAGCCGTATCGGAAACGTTACCAGATTTGTTAACGTCTCGATATAATTTAACCAGATTCGATAAACCAACCTGTTCTTTGGGCTGTGTAACAAACTGCATAAACTTTTGAACGTCTCCATCTGTAAATTTATACGTATTACGAAGCTCATTAACTGTATTGTTGTATGTTATCTCTTCGGTCATCTGTCTTTTCTGCTCACCCAAAGCTGAATCCACTATCCCTTTCACATTTTGCATTTCTTGAGTCATGCGAAACCTGTAAGATGGTGATTCAGGATTGTAATAAGCTTCCCAAGGGTTAAAGTCCTGTTCGCTTAACGCGTTTTGACTATTTGGTTGAGCTGGCTGTTGAGGATTTGACAATCCATCTTGCAGTGTTTGTACGAGGTCTGGTCTTGATTCCAATAAATCACCCAGAGGTTCAAGGCGTTGAAGCTTTGAATTATCTGATTGTGATTTATCATACATGGACTGGAACTTTTTAGCTTCCAGTTCCCAATCTGTTGCCGGAACCGTTTCGCTAATAACTTCATGTTCGGGTGCTGAAAAATCAACAGATTCTCCAGAAACCGGTTCTTCAGCTATCGGACCTTCCCGTACTACTTCCCGCACGATATCCATATCGGTTACCTCAATATCGCCAGTGTCTTGTGTTGCCTGTGTCTGTGTTACGTCCATTTTATCTGTCCCTTCAGATGTCTCTTAAGCTTCTGGAGTTGAACTAGCTTCTTTTGATACATTTGCTAATTTCTCCGCTTCGAGCTTCACCTTATTTTGTAGATTATTTAGTTGAACTCTCCTGTCAGATTTGGCGTCTGATGCAATATCTGCGAGTCGAGATTTAAATTTCTCAACCTCAACCCGTTTTCTATCATGCACAGACTCCCTCTGGGCTGTCTGGAGGTCTCCCTCCAAATTCTTAATTTGTTCCTGCATCGCCTGAACCTGCTGCATTAACTGCTGCCTCTCCTCTGTGCGACGCAAGATACCTTCTTTATCAAATATTTCTGGATTCTTTTTCAATACTTCCACCTTGTCTACAATACCCATCTGGTAAGCTTCCATATATACCCCGAGTTCCGCCCATTTATTAGTGGGCAATGTAGAACCGGGTTCTATGCGTAAATCATGCTGACCGAGATTGTGACGTTCTTTTTTAATATCAAGGATGGCGCCAATCTTATCATCATAGTAGTTTGCCATAACTTCTGTAATATCGTTATTAGCCTGCACCAGCCTGAATATTTTCTTATATGTATAATGTCCTTTAGAAAGATTGTATATAACTTTACCAAGCCTGTTAATACTAAATTCAATATCGCGCAGTTTAGACTTGGGGCGTTCTGTTCCAAGCGCAATCATGCGTTCCGTACCTTTTACTGTTTCCGGCGCCTTTTCAGCAAACCCGTGCATCATTTCAGGTAAACCAAAAGTAAAGTCAATATAAAACTCACACTGCTGTATTAGTTTATAAAATTCACCTGCTAACGGCTGGGGTGCTGGAAAATGCGGCTCACCCTGCGAACTGTCAACCTCTATAACGGCATTTGGGTTAGCCCAATCCCGTTCCAGTTGACCAACATCTTCAACACTGCCGAGGGGAACCAGTAGCTTTAGTCCCGCTGACGCCTGCGCGTGTGATAGTGCCAGTGACCATAACTTGTTTAATAAACGCTGCATGGGGCGGGCTCTGGAAACGTCTGACTTGGGATATGGTGTCTCTGTCCATATGTTAGGCATTGGGATAATTGGATAATGCTCTGTATTTAAGATTGATTCATAAAGCACTATCTGACCAATAGATGCACAAACCTTTATACGTGACTGTTCTATTGGTATAACTTCATATTGTCCTGCCTCGACACGCTGTTGGTTGTCCTCAATAAAACCAATATATTCCTCCTCGCTTAATATAACCTCTTCACCACTTTGCATATCCAATACACGATAAAACTTTACCCTTATCTTAAAAAATCTTTCCAAAACCTGATACTTCTGTCTCTCGAAATAATCTGAACTGTCAACTTCAGCAGGTGTGAATACCTTACGCATGTTCTTATTCTGCGAACTTGGATAATCCTCATCTATATAAGTATCCAAATCCTGAATAAGTCCATCCTCTTCCTCGCCGCTCTCCTCATTCTCATGGGAACCAAGTTCTGGATACAAGCTTACCACCTGTTCACCAGTCAATATTGTAGACAGTATCACGCCTTCAGCGTCATCATACCAGCGGTTACGTGTAGCTGGCGGCACATAAACTCTGAAAGGATTTACACAATTAAATTTTACATCACCTCTGCCAAAATCTGATTCCGGGTCAATATAAACATACAAATAACCCATACCTGTCGTAGCATAGTCATGGATAGCCTGTTTTAACTGGGCATCTCCACTTGAGTTTTCCCATACATAGCTAACAATATCCCGCCATAATGAAGCAGCTTTTACATCTGAATCCTCTCTAGGGGTAATTGTAAATGCCGGGGGACGAGAGGTTAAAACAGCTTTAAACTTTTCAATTGCCGGGCCAATCCTGTCCATAGGCACATCAGCCTGATTTCTGGAGCGTAAGTCATCTATCTCATCAGAACTAAAATGATTTCCAAGAAAGAAATCAATATCATAACGTGCCTCTGTATCCCAATCAGCTCTTGAATCTCTCCAACGACGGTATAATTCTTGGTTATGCTCTGCTCTCTGGTCTGTTTCTAATACCATTATTCTGGCTCATTTTCTAATCTTCGCAAGAGCACCTTACCAAGCAACCCGTGCAATTGAGGACTCATTGATTTAGGGTTAATTGCCCTTCTCTGTAATAAACTTCTTTGCCTTTTAGACAATGGTGTTTCCATACCAAAAGAAGCCATATAAGCAGGAGATAGTTTTGGCACCTGCTGCTTTGACATATACATTTCCCCGTTTTCCTGTCTCATTACATATTCATCAGGGGGCAATGGTGGAATTATACGCCTGTCATCCGACATACCCATTAAACTATCCCTAGCATCTGAATCAATACGCTGTCCTTTACCGACACCTAATGATTTTAACATCTGCAGAGCCATACGTTTTTTATCTTCAGCGATGTTCATCTCTTCACCAGTGAATGGATTTACTTCCCGTCCAAAATCTGCCTCACTTGGCTCATATGGTGGTCCTTGATAAACCTGTCCACCCTCTTGGTAATTATTACCAGATTTAGGTGATTTAAAACCAATTTCTTTTTTTAGAGATTGCTTATCTATGTTTTTATATGATTGATATTCATCATAACCCAGTATAGTCTCCATACCAACCCATCCTTTATCTGGAGTATAGAACATCATACGCATAGGCGCATTCATCATTGTTGAATCATCCATATCTGGGTTTCCACTAACCCATTCACCGTCAATTAAATATTTAGGATGGTGAGGATATTTACCCATCGCTGAAAAAACTGGCTCAAGTGGACTGCCTTTGGGTATCTTATCCTTGTCACTACCATGCATCTCCATTAATTGTAGTTCTAATAATAGTTGGTCGAGAGTTTTTTTAGGTTTTTTTCCATTTTCTATCTTCCCACCCTGCTGATAACCACGTACCTGTCCACCCTGTTGATAACCGGGACCAGATACTTGCCATTCTCCCGGATATTCAGGACCGGATATTTGCCAGTTCCGCTGAGGTGTTTCTGGTACAACGGAAAATTCTCGACCACCTCTACCTTGAATACTTGGGGTAAATTCTCCACGCGCTTCGGCAGCGTTAATTCCTTGATAATAATCTTGAAGTCCTCTCTCTCCTTTAGATGCTAACGATTCAACAAATCTGTTCATTGTAAACTCCTCCAGCCCCGGGACATCAGCATATCTATTCATAGTAAATTCGCTTAAATCTGGAATTGGATAACCTGCTGGTCCACCGACTCGGTTGCCACGCACCTCTCCACCCTGTTGATAATGTGGGGGTCTAGCATTTTGCAGGGTACTAGCTACTGTAGCGGAGGCAATCAGGCTATCAATAGCACTGTGAGCTCCGCCAGCATCATTTAATACTTCAAGGTTATCAACACCAAGGGCATTGACTGCATTTCTATTTATTACGAATTCGCCGGGCTCTAACATGGCTGGCACCACATCACCCATAGCCTGTCTACGGAAATTAGGCAGGTTTGGCAT